CAGGCCCGAGCTGTGGCTGCTGAAGGGGAAGACGAAGGGGGACTACTACAAGCTTGACAAGATTGCGAAGGCGATGTTACGTTTTTACAACGCCTTCCCAAGGCAGGTGGTGCTCAACATGCAGGTGGCCACCCAGGTGATGGAGAAGCAGGCTCTCAACATCGACAACGGCATCCAGTACCATTCTGGAATCGGCGTCAACCTGACAAGGGGAGGCGCCAGCCGCTTGGTCGAAGCGTTGGAAGGCCAGCTGACCAGCTCTGGGGAGGCATACGTGCACGTGGGAGACGATTCGTGGGTGGTGGTCAAGGTGCCAGGCGGTGTCGTGCAGTTCGCTTTGGACTGCTCTTCATTTGACCTGACTCAGCATGCTGACGCAACCCTCGCCGTTCACCAGAGCATCCGCGAGCGGCTGGAGCGCATAGACGCTGTGGCCGCAAACCTGTGGTACTCTTTGGCAAGGGAGAGGACTGTCGCTCTTGTAGGAGGAGCTGTTGTGCGGATGAAGCACGCCGGACCTTCTGGCATGCCCTTGCAGAGCAAGGTGAACGACATGTTGATGGAGATCCTCATCCACCGCGTACTGGCCCGCGCTGACACCTCTACCTTTATGGACGAGGCAGCGCTTGACAAGCTTCTGCAGGAGGTCGGGGAGGGCTTGGGTTTCAAGGTTCGCCTGGAGAGTTACCACTTTGCAGAAGTGAACACTCTCAAGGAGGCCTTGGATATCAAGGCTTTCCTCTTCATCGGCTACTACTTCTACCTGGAGGACGGGCAGCTGAAAGTCGTCTCAGACGTGCCCCGTTCGCTCGCTCAGATGCCCTACCCGAGCCAGGCCTGGGTTGAGAAGGATCATGAGCTGCTGCTGGCAGAGGCTATGCGCCTGGGCTCAATTTATATGAGTCAGGGTGTGTATCCTCGCGAGGCCAAGGCAGCACAGGAAGCCTATCAGCTCGAGGCTCTGGAGCTCATCGACCGGGCCATCAAGGCCAACAACGGGAAGGATGTTGAGGAGGTGAGCTTGAGGTTCGCCGTCGGCGCAGGCCCTCACGGGCCTGAGTCGGAGGCGTCCCTGTTCGGGCTGCGCAAAGCAGTCGAACGCTCGGTGGAAGAACTTTGGTTAGAGGAAGAACCTCTTCCTTCTACCAGCACTTTCATCGAGGGCGACTGGGCTGACGAAGTGGAGAAGGAAGAAGAGAGGAGAGGAGCAGACCGTCCGACGGATCTCACCGACAGGTTCAAGAAGCTGTCGGTGCCCAAGAAGGCTGTTCCGACCCATCCGGTGACGTGGAAGAACTGGGGTCGCAAGCCGCCTACAGCGGTTTGGGGCCCACCGAAGCCAGCAAGACAGCAGCGCACAACAATGTTGGAGCGCGAACCACGTGCCCAGACGAACCTGCGCCGTGGGAAGATCCTCATGGAGGAGTCGGATGAGGAGTGGTTTGATGACTCGTACCTTGAATACGACGAGGACGTGTACTAGACCATAGATCTTAGTATTAGACCTAGAAGCCGCAGTGGGTACGAATGCGGGGTAGTAAATGATTGACGCCTTATCCCGAGATAGTGGGACCTTGCCTAGCACTTAGATAATTCTCCAAATGACAAACAATAGTAAAAGACGAATGAATAAGAAGCGCACCAAGAGCCGAAATAAAATGTCTGTACGGGTTGCCCCGCTCAAATCGGAAGCAGACACTCGCGTGCAAGATCACGTGGGTATGCTTTTAGACCCGTGTAATGCCAAGTTGGCACCCACAGCTTATCGTGGGCAGGATGGTTTTGTGCAGAGGTTTACACTTAATACTACGCTGTCTTACAGCAGTAACGTGTTCATCTATGCGTATTACCCCTCTTACAACGGAATCTTTTTGGCTTTCCCGGCGGCATCAAGCACATCGGTCACACCAAGTTGGGCCACTCCGGGCCCCGGCCAGGCGTTTCTTCTCGCGAATGCGGAAGCACAACGACCTGTTGCCGGATGTGCCTTGGTGGACTACTTTGGAACCGAGCTGAACAGGAGTGGTGAACTCGCTTGCGGAGTGCTGAAGGCGAGCGTATTCGATAGTGCTGTTACAGCAGACCAGTTGGTCGCGCTTTTGCAGCACAAGATGCGCATGCCTGAGAACACTCTGGAGGTGAAGCATTTGCCGGCACCAGCAGATGAAGTCTACTGGGCGCCTTCAAGTGCGGCACCAGACTCCACAGCTGACAGGAACGTGATCGTGGTAGTGGGAACTAATATAACTCCTACTGTCCAAGTTGGCATTCGTACTACGCTGGTTGCTGAGTGGCAGCCGAAGCAAGGGCTTGGCATTGGGG